CTCTAATACGAGCCATTGCTTCTTCTTCAGTTTCTGTCTGTTTAGCGGGGTGTTTGGGTGCGACCAGTTCCAGCATGCTTTCTCCTTGAGTTACGAACTCATAGTCGTGAGTTCCAGTTACATTTACACGAATAGTTTCTGGCATGTTAGGAAACACACCATTGTTTCTAACTTTCACAAAGGTATTCTTACCAGTGGTTGTAATTTGTTCCACTAGCTCAAAACACATGCCAGCAACACTTTTGCCACGATAGGCACCAGACAAAACACGGATATGACTGTTAGACATACTAGCTCCTTTTTAGTTTATACAAGTATTATAACAAACTTGGAATTTTGTGTCAAATTAGGGTGTTGTTTTTGCACAACACTGTTTGATCTTGTTGTTTTTTACTGTTCATGCTGTTATTATAACAACAGAACAATTTTTGGTCAATCTACAAAAGATTGTGCTCTATGTTTGATGTTGCGCTGATACAACACGCGATTTTGCTCAGTTCGTGGGCGAAAAGGCAAGTTGCGATCAAACAACACACGATGTACACGTGGCCGGGGATTGCACTGGGAGTTTGGTGTTTTTTTCATAACCAAATTATATAAAAAAAACTTTTTTATGTCAAGTCATAAAAAAACCCTATACAGTATAGGGTTTTTTGGTATAAACGGTATAGCTCTTTACTGCGGGACTCCACAACTACCTAAACTTACATTTAGATTGTAGGAAAGTGTACTACCGGTTGGTACTACCCAGGTCCAAACTGCAGTAGACACTGGCAAAGGAGGAACCTGTGTAATTCCGTCAATTGTTACACTGCTTCGTGAGTCTGGCGTGCTTTCTGAATTTACTGGTGTTCCGTTGTAACATGGCAAGTATACATTTGCAGTGCCTGGTATCTGTTGAAACAATCTTCCAGTGATTGTTGTGGCTGGTACAGATTGGGTGTTATTAACAGTCCATGAAGATCCAGAACCACTGGTAATTTGTGTATTTGCAACTAGTCCGGTGCCTAACAAAAATTGTCCAACTTCTACTATGCCGGATGTTAGACTGCCAATGGTAAGTGTTGTGCCTTCTATTGTGGCATTTTCCATCACTGCTGGAATAGGTGGTACAACTGTGACCATCCAATTGGAATCAATGGCCCCAAATACTGCTCCATACCCGCCGGTGACTGTAATACTCATGGGCAAAGATCCTGACCAGTTAGTAGGAAAAATAGTGGAATCAGCAATAGAAAATAAAACTGACGCATTGCTTACATCATTTGGTGGCGGAGGAATTTGACTATCAATTGTAGGTACTTCGCCAGAAAACACACTGGTTCCATTGATAGTGGCGGTTAGTGTAACATTGCTATTGCCATATGCGTACCCATAAAAATTAAGGGTTCTGTTTTCATATTGTAGTCCGTTGCTGTCAATTGGCATATAAAGATTCTCCTACAGTTATTTATCATAATTTAGCAGACTGGATGTTTGTTGACAGTATTCAGTAAGAATTCTTTCACGATGCCACTCCGTTGCTTGGGGACTGTTTGCAAAATCAGCAAAGCATGGAGTTCCCAAGGTATAATGTAACAGTTTGGCATTGACATTGGCACCATATTCATCAGGTAACCAATTCCATTCTACTGGTAATTCGCCAATGTCAGAACTATTAAGCCATGAAAATCTATGCAAAAACTCCCCTGACGATTTTTCCACAAATTCTGGTGTGAGTCGGCGATTACAAATACTGCCGCAATTCCATAATATTACGCTTGACCAATTTTTTCTTGGATAGTTTTCGTTTTTATTGCCAAGATATTTAACTGGCATGCATGTTTGATAATCATGCTTGACTACCATGACATCTTTGGTGCTTTCTTTGAGATTCCAAAGTTTGAGTATGTCATCGCATACAATCATATCTCCATCAATAAAAATTGCCCAATCTTGAAACTCCATTAGATAAGGCACCAGAAATCTGGTGTATATAAAGTTATTGCTGCCGTCGGTGTGTGTTTCTTTGTAGTCCCGAAACAAGTGCAGAGCCAGAGGTACAACAGCCACTGGAACTGTGGCATTTCTAATTATGCTATTCACACAAGTATGATAAGCAATAGCTTCTTTTGGATCGTAGCCAACAAAAATTGGAATTGGCTTCATGGTAATTTTATAATTTTCCCATCCAGGTCAAACTGCGATCAAGCCATGGAACAACTAAATCTTGTTGACGTAGATAACCATAGGAATTTATACTTTTACATGCACTTTCTGGCAGTAGGTTAGATTCAGCAAGCTCATACCATGATGTTGTGCGCGGATCTTTAGGAAGTTGATTGCTCTTGTACACAATTGCATGAATACAGGGATCTTCAGTGGTTTCTTGAAAGAATCCAGAAGCACAATCCCATCCTGCCAGGGCCAGCATATGTATCAAACTTATCATGGTGTGATGGTAATAACATCCATTTTGTTGAAAATATGCCAGCTGACGATGATGTACCATTATTGTTTTTGGCACTGCCAGTACCATCATTCCTCCGTCATTGGTAATTTCTCTCCATTTTACTAATGTAGCCAGTGGATTAATACAGTACTGAAAAGCATCGTGGCACCATAATACATCATACTTTTTTTGCTGCCAGAGCGTGATATCATCTTCAAAATTAACACATTGATATGACATGTTGATGTAGTTTGCAGCCAATGGCAACGATTGCAGTTGATCTACACCGGTACATTGTATATTGAGAGGCACTGGCACATCATCCCGAGTGGTCACGGTGGCCCACCAAGTCAAATCCAGTCCTGCGCCACAGCCTAGATCTATCAGTGTGCCAATACTTTCCATAAATTCATCATACTCACGCAACATATTCAGAGTCTTGAGACTGTGTGTATGGCTCTGTTCTGGATTTGCAAAAGTTATCATATTTGTATATCTTCCATGCCTGCTGTGCGCAATCGAACTATGTGTCCCATTTGCCACTGTTTGGTGTCAAGTCCTTTCATTATACCCAGCCATCGATTGCGCAACAACGCTACTTCATTGATAATAGTTTCAAAATCAATGACCTCGTCTTCGCCGTCTACATATTTTTCAGCATCTCGACTGGTCAATGCTCTGGCATAACCTTCAAGATATTTTTGAAAATGTCTACGACGAATCTTGCGCAGTTGTATATTGAGGAAATTTAACACAGCTTCAATTTCTTGAAGTTGATTGAATCGATGCTCGGTGATTCCTGGCAGTGCAGATATATTTTTTTCAACTATGCCATTGATGCGACAATCTTTTTTGGCTGCATCCAGTTCATGTTCAAAATGCGCAATAAAATCAGGTATTGCACCAAGATCTGCTACTACACGACTGTACCACATCAATCTTCCCAGTCACTGTCGATGTCTTCTTGATCAATGTCGTCATCGTCATCATCATCAGTGTAATCTTTGTCATTGTCAAGATACACTGTGAGTGCTCGTTTGATATCGGCATCTCCCTTGAATGCATTTTTAATATCTTCTACATCACTGTCGTGGTCAATCAACACTGATACGATGGTTTCTGCTGCTTCTGCTCTGTCCACGGTGTTTACATATCGTTTGATTTCATTCCAAATCTCACTGGCAACTATTTCAGTCATTCTTCCTCTCCTTCTGTAACTGCTGGTTGTTCTTTGATATTTTCAAAATCTTTCATCACTGTGTCAAGACATCCGTCGTCGTTGCGTTCCCACCCTTTGCGGAATTTTTTAATGATTTCACCTGCGCTGGTAGTAAACACCAAACTGTTGCCTTCTTTTTTAAGCATGCCTTTTTTCTCAATTAAATCAGTTAATCCAGAATAAGGGCTCATTCCAGTTTCGTAAGGAATTTTAACTTGTACACCTTCAAAAGGTTTGGCATATCGTGTTTTCATAACTTTGCAAGCAGCCCGGATACCCATTACATCCGAAATTTTATTGCCTTCTTCGTCTTCTTTGAGTTTGAGTTTTTTCATTGCAACCACAATTGAACTTGCATAGATAAACCCTTGACCTCCAGAAATTTTATCGTCCGGATCAAACATGTCTTGACTTGCGTATGTATGATTTGTGCATACCAATCCTACATTATAACTACCAAACATATTGACACAATTTCGTACCAATGCAGTCAGTGCTTTGGGTTTACGGCCTAGGTCGCCTTTCATCTCACCTGCATCAAATTGATTAACATCCGTGGGTGTTAACAACATGCCCAAGCTATCGATTACAAACATAACCTTAGGTCTTTCACCATCAGGCAAGGCTTTGTAATCGCTCATAAAAGTTGATATAGTTTTGGCTACATCATCAATCATTGCCATACTTAACTTTAATAACTTGCTTTCGCTTGTGTCAACTCCTAGTGCTTTGAGCCAATCTTCGTCTAGAGCATTCTCACTGTCAATAAGCACCACAAAGATACCTTGTTGTTGTGCGTTTTTAATGATATTTCCAGAACAGATATAACTTTTCCCTGCTCCAGAATCGCCAGCAAATACAGTTACTTTACCCAGTGGAATGCCACGTGTAAAGTCTCCTGAAATTAGGTAATTTAATGCATAATTACCGGTTGATATCCAGTCAGTTGGATCATTGAATCCAATGCTAAGACCATCAATACTTTTTGTTATGTCCTTGCGGAACTTTGATACATCAAATGGTTTTGCCATGTTTAAGCCTTTTTAATGAATTTATTAATGATAGATTATTGTTCGAAAAATATTCTTGAGTATCCCAATGCAGTAGCTGAGGATTGATATGTGTGATTTCACATATTTTAGCAAGTATCAATGCTTTTTCCCAAAAATGTAAAGAGGTGGATACAATATTATACTCTAAACAATTATTGACCAATATTTTAATCTTATCTAGCCAATCAAAATATTTTGAATTGTGTATTAACATAATTTGGTAAAAAGTTTTACTTTTTTCTGAATCCCAATTCCAATTATGGAATTTGGCTGTATTTTGTAATTTATCTACATTTCCAGAAATATACTCACTGAGTGTGATATCAGCCACTTTATCAATGTTTTTTAGTTTAACGCTTTGTAGCATAGTCCAATATTTTATGGTTAAATTTTCTATGTGTGATGATTCAGATGCATTGGTAAAGTTAAAATCTTGAAAATTTCCTTTGTCTGGAACTTTTTTATAAAATTTTGAATAAGACATTTTTAATCTCAGTAACTCGTCCCAGTCATTGCAAACCACTTTTAGAATAATTTCCATATCATCTTTTGGAAATTCTTCACAATGCCATGCAATTAAATTTGTATTGTTATAGTCATTGATTGCGTGTGCATTTCCTTCGAATGAAAATATCAATTCTGGATCAATTTGTATTTTGGCACAAGAATACAAAATATGGGCAAGAATAGTATTGCCCATACTTCCGTTACGATAATCTATACAATAAATCACTGATTATTGTTTTTGTCTAGCCCGAATCATTGCCAAGATATCTTCGGCTTTTTGTGCAGGTTTAGCCGCTGCCACTGGTGCAGTAGGTGCTGGTACATCATCTTCATCATCAAAACTTGATGCTACCGCAGTTGGTGCCAGTACTGGAATTTCCTGCACATCGCCGTGTCCATCAACAGCCAATGCAGGTGCTCCTGCTGGTGCTTGTACACCTGCTGGACGGAAGTATTGACCCCAACGTGTAGTGTCATATGCTTGCCCATCTACACTTGCTTCAAACATTTCTTTGATCACCTTGAGTTCCACATCTGTGGGTTTCTTTGGCAAGAATGAGGAAAGATCATACAATCCATATTTTTCAATTGCAGCTTGTTCTGCTTCAGTGAGTGCAGATTCTTTGCGTGCCCATTTAGAACTGTTGTAGTCGGCAAAGCCGCCCTTGGCAGTTTTAGTAATGCGGAAGTCTAAGCCTTTCAACAAGTCTGTTGGCAATTCTTCCAACTCAGGATCCATCAATGCACCTTTGATCAAGGTAAAGATTTGTGGTCCAATG